GGATTCAAGTGAGGCACCCATGCGCGTCCGACTCGGCGGCAAGTACTGGACGCTGCGGTTCTCGCCGAACCTGCACGACTACGGGAACATGGTCGATCCCGGCAAGGCTGCCGGACGGGTGCTCCGCGTCGCAACATGGCAGAGCGAGGAGGAGCGGTTGGACACGACTCTCCATGAAGCCATACATTGCTGCCTACCACAGCTAGACGAGCAGGCCGTGACCGACCTCGCCAACGACCTGTCGCGCCTGCTGTGGAAGCTCGGGTACAGGCGCGAGCAGTAGGTTAAGGAAGTGGAAGTTACTCTTCCCAGTACACCTCCTCGCCGCGGCGGTACTTGGCGAGGTCGGCGTCGCGCCTGTGCGAGGTGTGGTGCTTGTCCAGGAATCGGCAGTAGTTGTTCGGGAACAGCAGGAACCTGCCGTCCGTCCGCTCGATGAGGTTGAGCGGCTTGTGTTCTTGAGGGTAACGACTAAACCCGTCACTCCAGTCAATGACGATCCCGGTGTGCCGGCCGCAGAACCCTCGCTCGGCGCTGGTTCCAATCACGGACAGCCCCTCGAGGTACTCAAGGTGCAGCGCCTCGAGGTGTTCGCCCATCGCGCCCCAGGGCTGGAGGTCGCTCGGCTCGCAGAAGCCCGGAAACGGGGTGAAGTCGAACGCCTTGGGGTCGTGCGCGAGCTTGTGGAGCGGGATTCCGCACCATTCCGCGCCCGTCTCGAGGAGGACGTGCGCCATCACGATCTGGCCGGGACGGGCGTATACGGCGTGCCAGATGCCGCGTGTCGTGCCGGCGGGCATGGTCGGCCCGAGCGCGGTGTTGCACACGTGGACGTACAGGTGAAACGGGAGATTGGCGTGGCGATGCATATGCACGATGGTATACTTCGATTGCGGAGATGCGGGACTGCGGGAGTCGGAGCCCTATGACCCGCAAGGGGATCGCCAGAAGGCCGCGAGGTACGCCGCGATCCAGCGCAGCCTTTGGGGTAAGAACAACCTGCCGCCGAGGGGCAGACCACGGCGAAGCCGGGTGCTGCTCCATGTGACGAAACCTTGTCCGCTGGAGCGAAAGTGCTACAGATCCGCACAAGTGTGGGCGGTTCTGTCCGCGTGAATATGCGTGAATGCGCGTGCATCCGCGTGAATGCGCGTGCATCCGCGTGAATGCGCGTACACGATTCCCGTTGACCGATTGCGGTCAATGGTTGCTTTCGGCTGCCAGAACGCAGCCGTTCTGTATGCGTTTCGGTGGACGCATACAACTTTTGGGGCCGGATGGAGCTGGCATAAGAGAACGCCCCGCCGGCACGATGCCAAGCGGGGCGCATTCCGGGGGCAAAAGGCGGGAGCCGTCCGTGGCTACCCGTAAGGTCCGGTCGTGCCGACGCACAGGAACGATCCTGGGCATCGCGTCAGGACACACGCCGGACGGGAACATGGTATACTGCGCCCGAGCCTCGCGCAAGGGGCTTGAGCGGCTGGCACCGTTCGACATCTCAAGACCGTGGGCATGGCGGGTACAGCTCGCCAGCCGCTCCCCGCCATGCCTCGGTCATTGGAGTTGGATATGGCGACGAATTACCCTTGGTTCCCGTTCTACGCGGCCGACTGGACGCAGGGAACCGCGCACATGACGGCTACCCAGCGCGGCATCTACATCTCGCTGCTCGCATATCAGTGGGCGAACGGTTCCGTTCCGGCATGCGCGGAGCAATGCGGTCGCATTGCGGGCGCATATGCGATTGCAGATGCGGACTGGGATGCGGTCGCATCTAAGTTCGTCACGGACGGCGAGGTTATGCGGAACTCGCGCCTTGAGGAATGCAGGGTGTCGAATAATAAACGCTCTGATTCAGCCAAGCGGGCTGCGCAGGCCCGATGGGGGTCATGCGACCGCAATGCGGATGCAATGCAAGCGCAATGCGACCGCAATGCTAGTCAGAGTCATAGTCATAGTCACATTGAATCCCCCCCTCCCCCCCCTTCGCGGAAGGGGGGGAGGAGAGTGAAGGTGGAAAGGTTGCCGTTCTAGGAGCACGATCATGGCGAACTACGAAGATTTCATCGAGACGAAGCGGCTCATGCAGAACCTCTGGCCGAAGTGGAAGGCAGACGAGGAGGTCGGGAGGCTGCTGAACGAGCGGTGGGCGCACCTGCACCAGGACAAGCTGCGGGAGTGCATCCGCAACCACCGATTCATCCGCGAGGTCAAGCCGGACATCACGGCGATCCACAAGGCGTACTGCGACATGACCGCTGGCAAGGCGCTGTCTGCCGAGGGTGAGCACGCCGTCGAGCGCACCCGGAGGGAGGCGATCCAGAGCGCAGGCCCGACCCAGGCCGAGTACGAGGAATGGGACCGATGGGCGAAGGACGTACTCGCCACCGCGACCAAGCAGGAGATCGCTGCCTGCGAGGACCGGATGGGAATGACTTTCTCGAGCGACCGCGTCCGCGCAGTCGCCGTCGAGTATTGCCGCAGAAACGGCGGCAACGCTCGGTAGACTGCGCCGCATGGCGAGAAGGAAACCCAGGCGATGCCCCGTACTGCTCGCCAACCTCGATGATTGCCTCCTCGGAGTCATGTACCCCCGCCCCGGAGAGGACGGAATAGCCGTCGCCGTATACTCGGCAGACATGATCGCGGCCCGCCTGCGCGACCAGGAGAACATGACGATCAAGGAAGCCCGGATCTTCGTCACCGACAAGATCGAGCAAAGCGACTTCGGCGTCGGTACCCCGCGACTGATCTGGGCGGCAACCAGCGAGGATTTCGGCGAGACCGTGGCAAGTGCCTGATATACTCATGGCAATGGATATCAGTTCGTACAGCGATTTCAAGCAGGCGGTGAACAATGCAGTCACCGCGCAGGGACGCACGCGCAGCCAGGTCGCACGCGACCTCGAGCAGGGAGGACGCCTCCGCGCCCATACCGTCATGTGCCTCCTGTCGAACGCACCCGTCATCGGGAGGCGCACCGCCACGTTCGACTCCGCAGTCACCCTCGCAGATGCAGCAGGACTCCGCATCACACTCACCCCGAAGGAATCCGCATAATGCCAAGCAAGTCACCCAAGCAACGCAGGACTATGGCCGCGGCCGCGCACTCGGCAGCATTCGCCAAGAAAGTCGGCATCCCCATGTCCGTCGCCAAGAAGTTCAACCGCGCAGACGTGAAGGCCAAGGGCCGAAAGCGCAAGTGACCAGGCTCGCGGCCTACGGCGAGAACGGCCGGCGAGTCGGCGAAAGCCACCATAATGCCACGATCCCCGAAGCAACCGTCAAGGAAATCCGCGACCTCCACGAAGAGCTCGGATGGGGCTATCGTCGCATTGCCAAGCACCTCGGACTCCGCTGGACCACCGTCAGCAAGATCTGCCGATACCAGCGCCGCGCCTCCCTCCCCGCCGAGTGGAAACGCCCCGGTGACAAGAAAGCGCGGAGGACAGACGATCTATACCCAGGAAATCGCCGACGAGATATGCCTCCGGCTCTCGAAGGGTGAGTCGCTGAACGCCATCTGCAAGACGCCGGGGATGCCGCTCGAGCAGACGGTCAGGAACTGGCACGTCAACGACATCAACGGGTTCGCTGCGAAATACGCGCAAGCGCGTATAGCACAGGCGCACCGATGGGCCGAGGAGATCGTCGCGCTGTCGGACATGCCGCCGCCGCTCACGCCGGACGGGCGGTACGACTCCGGCGCGGTCGCGCACCAGCGGCTGATGGTCGATACCAGGAAGTGGCTCCTGTCCAAGGTATTGCCGAAGGTCTACGGCGACCGGATGAACCTCGACCATGCCGGCTCCGTCACGATCAATGTGGTGACCGGGCTGCCCGATGATTGAGAACTTCCGCCTCGGATTCGTCCCGAGGGCGTGGCAGCTCGAGTGCTACACGAAACGAAGGCGGTTCTCCGTCCTTGCCCTGCACCGACGCGCCGGCAAGACGGAGCTGGCGATCATCCGGCTGATGCATGCCGCACTCAAGTGCAAGCAGGAACTGGGGTTCTTCGTCTACGTCGCCCCGTATCTGCGTCAGGCCAAGGCCATCGCCTGGGCGCGGCTCAAGCAGAAGCTCGACCCGTTCATCCGCACCGGGTCCGTGGACATCAACGAAGCCGACCTCGCCGTCACGTTCAGGTCGAACAAGGCCACGATCCGCCTGTTCGGGGGTGACAACCCGGACGCCCTACGCGGAGTTCGCCTCGACGGCTGCGTCATCGACGAGGTCGCGCAGATCAAGCCGGAGGTCTGGGAGGCGATCATCCAGCCAGCCCTCTCTGACCGTCAGGGGTGGGCGCTCTTCATCGGCACGCCCGCCGGGATCAACCTGTTCAGCGAGCTGTACTACCGCGCCGCGAGCGGCTCCCTCGAGGATTGGTATGCGGCGAAGTACACGGTCTACGACACCGACGCCCTCGCGCCCGACGAGGTCAAGCGCCTCGAGCGCGACATGCCGGAGGCCGCGTTCGCACGCGAGTACCTCTGCGACTTCAGCGCCGCCGGCGACGATCAGCTCATCAGCCTGTCAGACGCCGAGGAGGCCGCACGGCGCGAGTACCCGGACGGCGACATCATCGACCAGCCCCTCATCGTGGGCGTGGACCCGGCCCGGTTCGGGGATGACCGCAGCGTGATCGTCCTGCGACAGGGGCTACGCATGGAGCCGCCCATCGTCCACCACGGAATCGACAACATGGCGCTGGCGGCAGCCGTAGCCAACGTCATCGAGGACCGCGACCCGGACGCTGTGTTCATCGACGCCGGGGCCGGCGCGGGCGTCATCGACCGCCTACGGCAGCTCGGCTACGACGTGACCGAGGTCGCGTTCGGCGGCAAGGCAACCTACGCCAACCTGTTCGTCAACAAGCGCACCGAGATGTGGTGGGCCATACGCGAGTGGATACAGGCGGGCGGCTCACCTC